ATGTGCATCGTCTTCTACACAGTCAATCCGGAACCACCAACATTCCCAAAATCTTTCATTGTGCGCATCTTCAAAGATGACGAACAACGAACACAATGTCTTAAAACAATCAACATCCCTATTTCTTCTCCAGATCACCTTTTTCATGCACAAAACGCCGCTAACGAATATGGCTGTTTATATGTAAGTGGAATCATGAATAAGGAGCATCTCCAATGAAAAAGGAACTGAACACAAAAGCGCGTATAGCCGCCTTTGGCGGTGGCAGCGCAAGCGACACGCCAAAGGCGGATTCACGCGCGCCGATGGCGCCCCCCTTATCTAACAGGGGGGGAGCAGAAACCGAGGCGGCTTTGAGTACCGAACACGAAACTTTCGAAAAATACACTACCTTTTTAACTGATTCAAAAGGCCGTCTGATTGAAGTGCCTTTGCGTCGTGGTAAAGCCAATTCCGCTTTTATCGACCAAATTAGTTTTTCAATCCACGAAGATACTTTTTCCCTGCTCGCCGGTTATCCATTGGTTGCCGATGATGAATACATTGTCCGCGCATCTATGATTCTGGCCGATATTTTTGGTTTCGGTATTACCGAAAAAGCCAAGCATTCAGGCGGTCGTTTTTATGATTCCTGCTGGTTGATGGGGACAGACAATGCCCAATATGGCCGCGTTCATTTCGGTGGGCAAAACAATACCATGCTGATTGAAGTCACAGCCACAGGTTGCAATGCAGCATCTGATGGTTGGGAATCAAGACTTTATAACTTCATTCTACAGGCAGTCCGTCCAAAAATTACCCGTATCGACATTGCAAAAGACTTTTTTCAAGGCGAATACACGCCTGAACAGGCCAAAGCCGACCGGCTCGCCGGTAAGTTCACTAATCATCATATGATGCCCGATGGCGAATCAGTCGGCACGGATTGGGAATTAAACAACGGCAAGGGCAAAACCTACTATGTAGGCTCTCGTGAATCGTCTAAATACGTTCGCGTTTATGAAAAAGGTAAGCAACTTGGCGACAAAGAAAGCCAGTGGGTGCGTTTTGAAATCGAATTCAAAGCCAAGGATATTGTGATTCCGTTCGAAGTATTGACAGTTCCGGGCGAATACTTCGGCGGTGCATACCCTGTATGCGCCCAATTCCAAGAGAAAGCCAAACGCATCGAAGCAGTGAAAAAGAATCTTGAATTGACCTTTGAACGCTGCATAGAAGTAGCGAAAAACCAAGTCGGCCGTGCCATCAATGCCGCGAAATCTATGTTTCCGCATAAAGACCGTTCGGAAATCTTAGCCATGTTCGAAGCCGATCATGACTTATTGCCCAAACGCTTAAGCCTTGAAGTGTATTCGTGTACCGAAAACCACGCACCGGCCATACACGATAAGCCCGAAGGCAGTTTATGGCTTAACGAATCCGCCCAAGTTTTACTTGAAATGGCCATTGAACAAAAAACAAAATGACGAAGCTCATTGAGGCCAAGCATGAACAAGATTATTTGAATCTGATGTATGACCGATATGCATGTAGATTTTAAAAGGCAAAACGCTGCCGCCTTCAAGTGCAGTGTATTGGATAAGGAAACACATCATGCAAATGCAAATTCAAGGCCAAATCATGGGCGTTAAACGCTTTAACGGCCAAATTGACGGCAAAACTTTTGATTATTGCCGCGTTATCGTGTCTACACCGCTGGACAGCAGCCAAGGCAACGCATTAGGAAGCTCGGCCACCGAATACGACTACGGCGGCTCAATTAACTTCGAACAGTTCAAAAGCCTTTCATTCCCATTCGAAGCCGCTTTAACGGTTGAACTCTTTACCAACGGCAAAAGCCAGAAACTGAAAATTCTCGGCTTCCAGCCTAAAACCCCAAACAAAGGCTAAAACATGACAATTACCCGCGTTTACATTGTTCAGTCACGGGAAACGGGCGACTTCCTTTATCCGTCTGATACGGGTGATGTGGGTCATACACCGTTTGTAAATGAAGCCGGTTATTTCTACGACCGAAACGAAGCGGTAGAAACCGCGTTATCCGAAATCGGTGAAAACTTTATTGTCTTCAGCTTTTTATCAGAATTTTAATTCAGGCTACGGGTGCGGTCTGAATCATAGCAAAAGCACCTATTCAATTTTGTTTAACTCACTAAAGGAAAACATCATGAAATTGATGAACACTTGCCGTAAATACGGCGCAAAACTGGCCGTTGTTGCCGCAGCTCCTCTGGCTTTGGCTACACAAGCCTATGCCGCTCTTGATGAAGGTGCAAAATCATCCATTGAAGCCGCAAAAACTGACGGCCTTGAAGCAGGATGGCTGGTAGTCGGCGTATTTGCCGCTCTGTTCGTGATTGCCATCGTGAAACGCTTGTTGCGCTAATAGGTAATTAAGATGTACTACCAAGTCGGGAATAAATGTCTTGAGCAAAGCCAAGCTGAAAACGTCTATTTCAGCTTGGTAGTACCTCAAATAACCCAAGACGGCAAAATCATCAAACCTGAGTTCAATGGTACAGTATGGAAACTGAACGGACAGACGATTAAAGCCGATTTACCCAAATGCGATCCAAGTGACAATCTAAAAAGCGGTTTGGATACAGGATGGCTCTTGTTCGGCGTGATGGCCTCTGTGTATTTCGTATCCATTTTGAAAAGGGTTCTAAAATGATGGATTACTATTTTTACTTGGGGCTTGTTGTACCTGTTTTGATAGGGGCGATTTTATTCAAGGATTGATACCCTTTTCGGGTAATGGCAAAATCCCTACTTTCTGCAACTGTTATGGAAGTTAGGATTATGTTAGAAAAGCATGAAAAGGATTTTTTCTATATTACTGAATCTGAATTAGATGAATTATCTAAATTCTATTTAGAAAAACCTTTATCTTATGTATTTTATTCATATTTAAAAGAAACTGGATATTTAAAAAAATTCTCTTTGGATAAGTGTCAGAATTTTTTTAATAGAATAAATTTCAATAATGCGAGTTTTGAAGTTTTATTTAAAGATGATTCAGTTTTCACTATTGGAAATGGTGAAATAAATGTTACGGGTTTTGACGATAATTTTTCTATTAGGTTTGAGCTTTGAATCTTTTGCTGGCGATTTGCAAGTTAGAAATGGTAAATTAGCCTATCCTTTGACTGAAAAATTTAATGAAAATGGTTTCAGACCTTGGAAAATTATTGGTGGTGGAATTGACCAAGAGTATCAGTCTAGATTTGACAAATCACTTCACGTCCGTGAAGCCTCTACCGGCCTCCGCTCCGCCTCAACCGTACCAGTAACCATAGAACAAAAAGTATCCCGTTCTACCGTCCTAAAAAACCTCCTCTCCAAAGCCCGTGTTGGCGGTAAATTCGCAAGAGTAGGCGGCGGTCCTGTCGGTTTTGCAGTATCGACCGCTGCTTTTTATCTCGTAGATGCAGCCTTAAGCAAAGAAGGCTATGAATATAATACAGACCATGAAAACTTCGGCAAGACAGAACCAAATTATGGCTATTGCGTTTCGGCATTAAATTCTAATTCTTGCACTGAATACCGAATAGAAACAAAAAAAGATTATTGGCAGGAAGGCGCAGCCAATAATGAAAAATTGAAAAAAGCAATGTGTAATCTTGCTTATGCAAAAGGCCTTTTTTTTAATCCTGTGCCTTTTACGCCTGATGAGATACGCGTCGAAGGTGATTGGTGTGTTGCTTATCCAAAAAGTGAAAATGGCGAAACAAAGCCCTCGGTTTTAATGTCGGTTATTTATTACGTCAAATATAAAGGCAAATTTTCGCCTATTTCGCAATCAGAATTTGACCGCATTATCGGCCCTGAAGCCGATTCCTCCCCGTCTCAATACGTTAACGCAACCGCCAACGAAGACGGCAGCATTCCGGGTGAATCGCAAAGCACGCTGACCGTGCCTAACGGCACAGTCATCACACTTGGCCCGGCAACAGGGCAAGACGGAAGACCATTTCAAATAACCATCAGCTTTACGACAGGGTCAGACGGCAACACAAGCGCGAAAGTAACCACAACCCCGCGTCCCGATCTGACACCGGGCGGATCTGAAGCACCAAATACAAAGCCTGATCCAGATCCTGCGCCTAATCCTGATGGCAAGCCTGATAAAAAGCCGGATGATAAACCCGATCCAGATGGTAATCCTGATAAACGTCCAGATGATGATCCATCTGATAAAAGGAAAGATGATAAAAAAGAAGACAAAAAAGATGACAAGAAAGAAGAATCAAAAGGCTTACTTTGTGATTTTTTTCCAGACATTTTAGCCTGTGACAAAATGGGTAAGCCTGAAGAGGGAATGTTTGACGCTATAAGTATTCCTCAAACTACCGATGATAGGACATGGTCGTCAGACGATTTCCTACCGCCAAACGGCGTTTGTCCTCAACCCAAAAGTTTCAATATTTGGGGCAAGCCGGTACAAATAAGTTATGAACCGCTTTGCGTTTTCATGGAAAAAGTCCGTTTTGCTGTTCTGCTCGGATTCATCATCATGTCCGCGTTTATTGTTTTTGGATCTTTGAGGAAATAAGAGGTACATATGCCATTACTTGCAGGTCTTATACCTTTATTGGCAATTTTGCTCAAAATGCTAATTGTCAGAATAATTATTGCTACTGGCATGACGTTTGTAACATATGCAGGCTATATTATTGCGCTAAATAAATTTAAAGATTACACCTTGAATGCCATTAATTCTATGCCGTCTGATATTCTAAATTTACTTTTAATCGGTGGTTTTGGCCAAGGTCTCGGTTATTTATTCGGCGCATTCAGCTTTTATATTGGAATGAATACATTAAATAAATTAACTTTTATTATGCCAAGGTAGCGTTATGATTTATTTGTTTACTGGGAATATGGGTACTGGCAAAACATCGCGAGTCGTGTCCATGATTCTGAACAATGAAGACGGTTTGTTCAAAATGAAACTAGAAGATGGTACTGAAGTAGATCGCCCGCTCTATTTCTGCCATATTGACGGTTTGGATAAACGCAAATTCAACGCACATGAACTAACTGAAGAAGAAATCATGTCTGCACCGTTGCGCGATATTATTCCGCAAGGCGCTGTCTTGATTGTCGATGAAGCACACTATACCTATCCTGTTCGCGCTGCCGGTCGTCCTGTTCCGCCTTATATCCAAGAATTAACCGAACTCCGCCATTACGGCCATACAGTTATTTTAATGACCCAGCACCCAAGTCAGCTTGATGTATTTGTACGTAATCTCGTGTCAAAACATACCCATCTTGAGCGCAAAGCAGTGGGCATGAAGCAATACTCTTGGTTTAAGTGTGTTACGAACCTTGATAATCCCGCCGGTGTCAGCGGTGTTGAATCAGCTAGTTGGAAACCGCCTAAAGATGCTTTTAAGTATTACAAATCATCCAGCCAGCATCAGAAGTTTAAAAAGAACATTCCGCTTGCTGTTTGGGCTTTGATAGGTATATTTGTTTTCATGGCTTGGAAAGGTTACAACTTCTATCAGATTTATAAAAAAGGTAGCGGCCAATCTGAAGTAGTTCAATCTGTTTCTGATTTGTCTGCAAGTGAACCACAGTCAATTCCTGAAACTGACCAATCTAAAAGTCCGCAAGATATAAATTCAAATCTTAAGGCTACAGATTTTGTTCCGACTCTCGCCGAAAAGCCTGAATCAAAACCTATTTATGACAATGTACGCCAAGTCAAAACATTTGAGTATATTGCCGGTTGCGTCGAAGGTGGTAATAGTGGTTGTACTTGCTATTCATCTCAAGGCACACCTTTAAAAGAAATAACTAAAGCCATGTGCAAAGACTACGTCAAAAACGGCTTGCCGTTTAACCCTTATAAGGATGAGCATCAAACCGCGCAACAGCCACAAACCGCACCGCAGACAGCCTATTCGCCTGAAAATGGACAAGTGCTTACGATGGGCGGCAAAAGTCCTCAAAACCTGATGTATGACGGCTATGTTGAAGCAGGCGAAAAAACAGGATTCCAAAACGGTGCAAAGGTCGGCAGTTAAGAGATATTTATTTAATTGTTGATGTAGCCTAAGCGGAATCAACGGTTAAATAAATATCAACGGGGCGCGGGAACGCCCGCTACTTTGAATACTAGGATAACTATCCGAAGCTGTAAGCCTTTTGATTTAGAAGGCTTACAGGTTTGGATTAGCTACCCAAACCGAAAAACGCCCATCTTGAAACGGCCTAAGTCATCAGACTGTAAAAAAGATGAAGAGGGCGTTTTTTTTGTTGTCTGAAAATTGAGTAGCATCAAAGAACACACAAAAGTGTGAATCTGCATAGTAAGGGAAATTATGAGAAACGCTGTCGGTTTGGATATATCGCAAAACACTTTTGACGCTGCTGCTATTGTCAACGGTCAACGCAAGCAAGCCCTGTTTGACAACAGTATCAATGGCTTTGAAAACTTCAAAGCCTGGCTTGACGGTTTTGACTGTGAATTGCATATCTGTATGGAAGCAACCGGCAATTACTTTGAAGACGTTGCCGACTATATTGGCCAGTTTTACATCGTTTCCGTTATCAACCCCTACAAAATCAGCGAATACGGCAAAAGCCGATTTCATCGCACAAAAACAGACAAACAAGATGCGAGGTTGATTGCTGAATATTGCCATACGGCCATGCCCAAAGATTTGCCTGTTAGGCAAAAAATCAGCATAGGTCATTACCGCTTGAAACGCTTATTGGCTCTGTACGAACAGCTCAAAACCCAAAAGACCGCACAAAAGAACAGGCTGAAAGTAGCTAAAGACGAATTTGTTCGAAAAATTCATCAAGTTCAAATCCAAGAATTGGATCAACACATTCAGCAAGTCGAAGCAGAAATCCAGGCAATCACGAACGGCAATCAAGATTTGAAAACCGTTTCAGAAGGCCTACAAACCATTCCAGCCATTGGCAAACTAACAGCGGCCATACTCACAAATTATCTGCTTAGCGGCGAATTTAAAACCGCCAATCAATTCACCGCCTTTGCCGGCTTAAATCCACAACAAAAAGAATCGGGAACCAGCGTCAAAGGTCGTTCAAGCATGACCCGTTACGGAAACAGACGGTTAAAAGCTGCTCTGTTCATGCCTGCTATGGTTGCGCTCAACAGGGATTACTTTCCTGATTTCGTTAAACGTTTGAAAGCTAAAAACAAACCAAAGATGCTGATATTAGGTGCGCTCATGCGTAAGCTGCTTGTCGTGGCTTACCACGTTCATAAAACCCAAAAACCTTACAATCCTGAACGCTACAAACTTACCTAG